TTCTTCATCTCCCGCTGGCTCAGCTCTTCCTCCGCCGGCTTGCGCTCCATGCAACGCTTGATCTTGCTGGCTTGATCTGCGTAGATGAAAATACGGAAGGGGTTACGATCTCGGAGCACATAGTCCGCACACCGGCCTACGATCACGCAGTCAGACTGCTCAGACAGCTCCCGAAGCAGCTTATGCTGTTCTGCGTAGGCGGAAATGCTCTGCTCAAAGATCGGATTGGGCGCCAAGTAAAAGCTCCGCCCTACGTTGATGGGGAAGGGAATGATGGGGCGGCGCTCGGTCACTTGCCGCAGGTATTCTTCTGACAGATCCATCCGCTGGGCAAGCTTCGTGATGATCTCCTGGTCGTAGTAGGCGATGTGAAACTTTTCCGCCAGGCGCCGTCCCAATTCACGGCCGCCGCTTCCGAACTCACGCCCAATGGTGATGATTCGATTCATAATGCAAACTCCTTTCCGCTGCTATTTTTTTCTGTCTTTTTCTGGGTTGCACCCTGTCGCCGCACCGAACCACAGGAACCCTCGGTTCTTCTATCTCTGCCTTCGCTCTCTCCCCAGCCGCCAGAGCAGCCCCCCTATCACCAAGGTCACCCGCGGCACCAGGTAGCATCCCAAGGCGGCCGCCAGATAGATGCCCCAGCTGGTGGCGTTAGGGCGCTGGAAGCGGGGAAAGAGGAGAACAAAGAGAACAACGCCCACGGCAACACTGATGATACGGCCAGGGGTGAGGACATCGGCCAAGGTTTTGTGGTCGGGGATCACATCCTCCAACACGGTCACATGGTTGGCATAAGCCAAAGCACGGGCGTTTCGCGTCAAGTGGCTGTTGGTGACCACCATGGCACGCTGACAGCCGTACATTGCCATGCCGGCCACCGCTTCCTGGACGGCAGCGCCGGAGACGGGTTTGGTGTAATATTTACACTGGACAGCGTAAGAAACCCCGTGTTTTTTGGCCACCAGATCCACCCCCATATCTCCAGTTTTTCCGGTCTGTATGACCTTTTTATAGCCGTTTTTGTATAGGTACTGAGCCACATAGTGCTCATACCCTGCTCCGTCCATCTCTCCGTGGGCAAACTCCACGCCTGTGATCTTGCTGGCCAGGTTCAGGCACCTGCGCCCCAGCCAGGCCACCAGCCGGAAAGGCGCACGCAAGATCCTCCACACCCTTTTCATCCCAGCAGAATCCTTCCCACTTCCGCCGGATCGGCGGCAAGCCAATCGGCCTTGGCCGACTCCAATTCCTCCCGTGTGCCGTAGCCCCCATAGAGGACCCCGATGCAGCGCAAGCCATTTTTATGGGCGCCCAGTACATCCAGGTTCCGATCACCCACCATGACCGCCTGAGACAGGTCGGTGAGGTGGAGGGCTTGGACGGCGTCCTGAATGATGAGGGCTTTCTCATTCCGAGTCTCGTCCATGCTGCCACCGCAGACCAGGTCGAAGTACTGCCGCAGGTCAAAGTGCTCCAGCACCCGCTCTGCCAGTTGGTAAGGTTTGGAGGTCGCCACCGCCAAGGTCTTCCCCGCCGCCTTCAGGTCATGGAGCAGCTCTGGGATGCCATCGTAAGGGCGGTTGTTGTAGATGCCCTTGTGGTTGTAATCCTCCCGAAAATAGGCGATGGCCTGCTGACACTGCTGAGGGGTATAGCCGTACAGGCTGTGGAAAGAGACGGTCAAGGGCGGGCCGATGAAGGTACGGCGCACCTTTTCCACGTCCGGCTCCGGCCGTCCCATCCGCTCCAAGGCGTAGAGAACGGAATGGATGATACCGGGGCCGGAATCCGTGAGGGTGCCGTCTAAGTCAAAAAAAATGTACTGTGCCATGACATGATAATTCCTTTCTGTTTCATAAATCCAACGCCTTCTGTCCATACTGATTTTATGCCATTCAGGAGGTTTTGTAAATGGAATACGCCCATGTTATTTTGGCTTCTCTGTTCTCCATCCTCGCCCTCTTTCTCATCACCAAGCTGCTGGGCTGCCGGCAGATGAACCAGCTTTCTATGTTCGACTATATCAACGGCATTACCATCGGCTCCATTGCCGCCGAGCTGGCTGCATCCTGGGGAAAGGAATTCTGGCAGTGGGCCATTGCCCTGGTCATTTACGGCCTGGCCACCTTCCTGCTCTCCCTGGCCACGGATCGCTCCATCCAAGCGCGGCGGCTCATCACTGGAACGCCCATTCCACTGTATGAAAACGGGCAGCTGCTGGATCAGAATTTCCGCCGTGCCAAGCTAGATTTGAACGAGTTCTTGATGCAGTGCCGCCTAGCCGGATACTTCGACCTGTCCCAGCTGGAGGCAGTGCTCTTTGAACCCAATGGGATGCTCAGCATCCTCCCTGCCAGTCCTTACCGCCCCGCCACCCCCTTTGACTTAGAGCGAGCGGTGGAGCAGAGCACCCTTCTGGTGAATGTCATTCTGGACGGCAAGGTGATGGAGGAAAATCTGGCGGGAACGGGCAAAGACCGTCCCTGGCTGGAACACATACTGGCCGCCCAAGGCTGTCAGGCAGCGGATGTGTTCCTGGCTCTGTATGACCCTACGACAGAGGCCGTGCAGGTCTACCGCCGGAGCGGCGGGAAAGAGGAGGACAAATTGGAATAAGGGAATCCCCCAAAAAAAATACCGGCAGCAGAAACCGCTGCCGGTATGATTTATTTGGG